GAACTTGCAGCCGTTACAGGGCAGGATTTGCAAGCAGCTTACATGCAGGTTAATGCAACATTTAACGGTTCAGCCGGTCGGTTAACTCGTTTGGATGCTGAATTTGGTACATTGTCAGAATCACAGTTAAGGAATGGCGGTGCAGTTGATTTACTAATTAAAAAGTATGACGGTTTTGCTGCTAACTCAGCAACAGCTACGCAAAAACTTGCATCGAATTGGGATGAATTTACAGAGCGTTTAGGTACTGCCACGTTACCTATGATGAATAGTATCTTTGGTCAAATGAACAAAGATATGACCGTAATGTCCGATACATCTCTGACCTTCTGGGAGCGGTGGACTACTTCGCAAAAGGGGTTATTAGCACTTATAAAAGAAAGAAAGGATTTAGAAGAAAAGGACAACGCGGCACGAAACGCAGCAATAGTTAAGGGACAGGCCGGATTCCTGCAAACGGCAGCAGGTATTCAAATGGTTGCTGATAAAACGGCAGAGCTGAGAAAAAATAGTAAGTTTTTAAATGCAGAAACAGAATCCGGTACAAAAGAAATAAAGAATCAAACAACGGCAATTGATTCATGGGTAGAGGCATATGAAAAATCATTATTCCTAAAGCAATATGATGTACCAGCACCGTTAAGTGTTTACATGCAAACAACAAAATCGCCAATCATACCAGATAATGGCGATTATACGATTCCTGATTTACCAGCAGAACCCCTAATTAGTGCTGATCTTGAAAGCCAAATGGCAGCACAGATGGAATATACCAATAGTCTGCGAGATCAATACACACAACGAAGAATATTATTAGAAGATCAGTTAGCATCTGGTATAATATCTTATGAGCAGTATAAGGCTGCCATGAAAAAAGTAGACCAGGAACAAACGAATTCACAAATACAGTTAGTGAGCGGGATGCTTGGGACTGTTCAGAGCCTGTTTGGTGAAAACACACTTGCATATAAAGGGATAGCAATCGCACAGGCTATCATGAACACATACTTGGGTGCTACAGCCGCAATGGCAGCAGGATTGGAAACAGGAGGCCCAGCCGGATTGATATTAGGTCCAGCGATGGCAACGGTTACAGTAGCCGCAGGATTGGCAAATGTGGCTAAGATTGCCGGAGCCTTCGCAATGGGCGGTATAGTCGGTGGCGGTTCTTATTCGGGCGATCAACTGACTGCAAGGGTGAATAGCGGGGAGATGATTCTGAACGGTAACCAACAACGCGAACTGTTTGCAATGGCTAACGGGATGGGCGGTCGCAATCAGGTGGAGGTAGTCGGTTATATTTCAGGAGATGTGATTAGATTGGCAAACAAACGGAGCGAATACATTCTTAACAGACGAGGCTAATGGCAGGCACGACACATTACCAATACTCATTCAAATCAGAATCCGGCACCCTTTGGACTGTTGCAATTAAAGATACAACATATACAGGTATTAATTTCAAAAGCCTGAAACCTGACTCCGTTGGTTATTCACTTAATTGGGAAGGTGCTACATCGGAAACCTACATTCCTATTATCGGAAGCACATTTGAGGCAGGTGTTTACAGAGATGCTATTTCACTTGAATTATTAGAAGCTATTATTTCCGGGGTGGATTGTCAGTTCATTGTTCAGATCACGCAGACAGCAACAATAGTATGGCGCGGATTTATTCTTCAGGACTCAATGACAAAACCAGATGTTTACGACTCGGACACCATCCTTTTGAAGGGAATTGATGGATTTGGTTTATTGAAAGATTTGGATTACGATTCATTTGATCCCGATGCGCTGACACAGACGACATGGATTAATTTCTTTGCAAAGCTAATGCCACATCTTCCTCTTCATTTCATTGGAGCAGGTGAAAAAGTTTTTTCCACAGCATCAGTATGGTATGAGGATTCGATGGCATCAGGTTCAGGGGATGATCCGTTGGCGAATACGATCATAAAAGAGTCTGCATTTATTGAAGTGGATAATTATGGAGTTATAAAAGCACTATCGTTTTACGACATTTTAACAGCATTACTTACCACGTTCAATCTTCAGGTAGTGCAATGGAATGGTTATTATCTAATCATACAACAAAATACATATACACAATCTACTACGCGCGTATGGAATTACGATCTTGAAGGTAACTATATTGATACCGAAATAATGCCGTTGACACAGACGATGCCAACCAGGTTGAGCGGTGGGCAGTTTGAGTTTATTTTGCCGTTGAAGGAAGTTAGGACTGAATATGAATATAAGCAGGGGATATTTAAAAACAACTTATTCCCTTCGCCTGTTTCGGTTGGTATTGAATATAATTTTGGCGAATTAGATATAGCAGAAATAGTATGTTTTGATGGTGCTACTGAAACTGAATGCACGTTCCCTGCTACTTCTCCCGGGATAACAGCTTATTACAATTTTAGTTTGACATATAATTTTGCGATAAAATACGGAAGTTATTATCTTGCAAGAGTTAGCAACCAATATTTCGGCGAATCTTATATTTGGACTTTAACACCATCGACATTTAATTTGACCTCCAGAACTTTTGACATCTATAATTCTACAATAGATGATTTAGTGATGAATATCAAAATGAATATTCTGATATGGGCGGCACCTACTCCCACTGTTGGAGGAACAATGACATTTGAATATAATTTTGTTGGCATAAATAATTTTGTCGGATATGATGTAGCAACTGCAACAGCCCTTGATAGTTTTTTAAGGGCGCGTATCATGCCGCCACTTGGAAACGAAATGGAAGGCACCGAACTATACAAGGCTACCACTGCCAATTCAGCGCGTGCTGATCTCGACCTTGAAAAAGCTATACTTGGGGATGGGGTGCTGAAATATTCGGCAGGTGCGTTAACTATAAACGACAATACATCAACACTTGTAAAGTCGAATGCGTGGACTATATATTCAGAGATTGGCGGAACGGCTATGAATGTGAATTCCTTACGATGCCGTGAAATACTTGCACTCCGTAAGAGAACAGTGCGACTTTATACAGGAACTTTTAAAGGTATTCCAAATATTCATCTCGCATTTGGATGGGCTCCGGGTATGAATTACGCTTTCAATTCTATTAACTTCTCATGCAATGCTGAAGAATACACCGCAACCGCAATGGGTATTAATGTCAGTCGTACTTCAATCACCATCGCGACTCCTTTAATATCACAAGACAAGGGAGGGTCAGGTGGTGGAAGTACTTCAACCGGAGGCGGATCTTCACCGGACAGCCACTCACGATTACATAATTTATTTAACGACCTGGATCACGATGGCACCGGAGGCACCGCCAAGACCACCCCAATAGATGCAGATTCGGTCGTAATAATAGACTCCGCAGATTCGAGCAAGGTAAAACGGACGACATGGGCGAATGTCAAAGCAACGATAGGAGCATATTGGTCCAGAAATGCAGGCAGTGCATTATTAACACCAGTTAATCCAGGAGATGACATTTCTACCTATGGATTTGTAAAGAGTCAATCATCCGATGGAACAAAAAGCAGTTGGTTCAAAGAAGGTACAATTTATCAATTATCAGATGATGCAATGGCATCAGGGTCAACGCGCACACTAACATCATATCTTGCATCGGGAGTTACGATTTGGTCAAATAATGTATGGGCAACTATTTCAGGAGTAAGTAATCATCTATTCTATAATTCAGTTGCTACCGGAGAAGTGTGGACTGCCACAAGCCGGGCCGTAACTTGGGTAATTCAAACGGTTAAGAGTGGCGGGGCTATTTTGGAAGATCGAATTAAGATACTCGCATCGGGTTCATTTCAAATCGGCAACGACACCAATAACACAACATTTGACATAGATGGAAAGTTGCGGTTGAACGGCAGCGCAACTGTTTGGGATGATTTGCAGACATCAGGACTTAGCACTAAAAAGGGCGGGGCAAATGATCCCGTATTTACCAATATTGCAGGAAATATATGGATTGATGTATTCAGCGGAACGGCAACGAATGAAGTTTTCTTCACTGTTCAATTCCCGCACCGATATAAAGAGGGCAGCGATATTGAACCTCATGTACACTGGTTCCCGATTACAAGTCCGGCAACAACAAAAAATGTTGTATGGAAATTGGAATACCAATGGCAAAATCATGATGGTACGTTTGGCGCAACCAATACGACAATTACGGGGACAGGAGCAACAGGAACAGTCGGATATAAGGGTATCATAACATCATTAGGCGTTGTTTCAGGAACAGGAAAGGGAATCAGCTCTTTGATGATATGCAGACTCTACCGTCCTGGTGGTGATGCACTTGATACATATGCAGACGGAGCTGCATTTGTGAGCTGCGATATGCACTATGAGATTGATGCGCTCGGTAGCGATACCGAATATGCAAAGTAATTAACATTTTTATCAAAACATATAAATCTTATTAATTTTGCAATATGGCATATCAATTCAATAACGAGGTACTTAACGCGATCCTGCTGGATTTGGGCGGAACAACTACCTATCCGCAAGATATAGATGCACTGAATGCGATCCTGTTACAGCTCGGAGGCACCGGAGGACATC